GTTCCTTTTTCATGTTCAAAGTATATTGTACTACCTTCAGTATTACCTACTACATCAAACGATGCATTATTATCTGCATCAAAATATGTTGCATGTGGTAGACCAAATACAGAAGAGTCTTGCCATGATCCACGATTTAGAGTTCCTGTTGTCCAAACAGGTCTTTGTGGTGTTGAGTCCATGTAATTGTAAGTCACACATCTATTAATTACAGTTGAACTTTCTGTACAATAGAACCAAGTAATCTCACCAAACAAATTATTTAATCCAACATTAATTAATTGATTAGCTGTTGTGTTTAAATCATCAAAAACAAAATCTTCTACTAAACATAACATAGTTTCTAAATTACCAGAGTATTTAAAGAAACCATTTTCTGAAAACCAATAAGCAGCACCATCAACTTCTAATGCAGCATTCTGTCCAATTAATCCACAGTTGGTTCCTACTTGTTGAAAACCAAATGTAAATGGTTGACCAATAAACCTCATAGTAAATAAAGATGTATCTGTCCAAACGTAAATTGCATCTCTACCTCTAACTGCACCTACAATTTTAGATCCATCTGCAAGTCTTTGTGTACCTGCTGTGTTAACCGCTGTTGGTTGATATGTGTTAATGTCTTCCTGGTTAGAAAATCTAATAAACATTTCATCTTGAGTTGTTGGATCACCAATAGTTAATTCAGTTCCAAAAAATACTAAGTGTCTATCAGGAGTAGAAACTAACATATCACGTGATGCTGTTGGTGCACCTGATATAATTGTTGCTCTATTTGTTACAGCATTCGTTGCATTAGAATCCCATTCAAAACATTGTGCATTATGAATTAGTGCAATTACTTTATCTCCAAAATTATCAATAGACCATAAACCTGGATCAACAACTAAGTCACCTGATGCTGCTTCACCCCATGCAATATAATCGGAACTATTAAGTACAGTTGCTCCATTTGAGTGAGTTGCAGCTGTCGTGTTTCTAACTCCTCTTGTAACACCTGTTAAAGTATTACTAGATATACCTGTATATGAAATTTCTTCTGAACCTATCTGAATAAAGTTTGTACCTGATGTTGGAAACAAAGATGCATCTGTTAATACAATAGTTGTAGTCACAGCGTTTATACCACCATTTAAAGTTGTGGTTGCTTCACCTGTTACTGTTCCACCATAAGCAGCTAGTCCCCAACCAAAACCAGGTAATTGTTCTGCGGGTCCAACTGGATAATAATGTTGAACTCTGATACCACCAGATGTTGTAGCACCTGAGCCTGTCTCATTAGATGGCATGGTAATAGTTAAAGTGGTAGCTGTTGGCACACTTGTTACCATAAATTTTTTATCATCAAAGTCGGACGCTGAGTAGTTAGAGTTTGTGATAGCTGTAAAATTATCTAAAAGAATAATATCATTTTCTTGAATATTGTGATCCGTGCTGAATGTTATTGTAACTGTTGCAGAACCATTCGTTGTACTAAATGCATTTGTAAGTGTAGTTGTAGTTTTAATTGGATGAATGTCGTAGAATACACCACCTGTATAAGCGTATAAAATTCTGTTTGTACCTATGATTGCAAACTTATTACCAGACTTGTTAACTAAATGATGTAAAGCTCTTGCAGCTCCTGTAAGTTTAGACTCACCTAATTGTGACCAGCCACCTATTTTTTCAGGTGTACCATATCTAAAACGTACGTTGTCACCATCAACCCATTGTCCTTCGGCTGTGGTTTCTGTAATCTGTTTATTGAATCCAGGTTGAAAACCTATCTTTTGTAGCATATGACTCCATTATAATACTATTTTACAAACGATGGTAGACCTAACATAGGTCTTCCGTCAAATCTGTTTTTATCAGCAAATGGGCCGTTTACATGATTATAATGTAAAAATACTTGGCCACAAATGTTCCCGTCAAAAGGCTCTCGCCAATGTTCAAGTTCACAGCCACTATATACTAACATATCACCTACTTCAAGCAAGACTTTTGTGCCTTTTGGAGCGTTAGGTTTATGTATATTTTCGTATTCATTAATGACATTATCTGATCCTGTACCATCTATAAATATAGGCCAAGGATCACCTCCTAGATTTATGGTAGTAGATATTTCACAAGAGGGTCTATCTTTGTGTCGTTTTAGTTCATCTCCATGTTTATATAATCTAGCGTATGAATAAGTTGGAATTAAATCTAATCCTGTTTCTTGTTGCATTACTGGTAATACTTTTACTAACAAAGTCTCCATTACAGGATCTGCATAATGTGAATAAGTATTAGGAATTTGAGTATCTCCCCATGTTCCAAACATTCCTGTATCATATATAATATTGTTTTGGTACATGAATTTAGCTGCATCACGTTTAAGAAGAAAATAGTTAAATACAAAGTTAGCTAACTCGTAGCTAAGTGCATTTTTTATTACTTGATATTTATTGAAAGCCATGTTGTATAAAATTAAAACTTACTGATATTCTTATATCATTAGATTGATTAGGTTCAACACAGTGCCAAAGATAATATGGAAATATAATAATTCTACCTTCTACTGGTTTTAAATGTACTTCTCTCCAAAGGTGTTTAGGTGGTCTACCTTTTTTTCTTGCTGGCATATTCAACTGCGCTCCTGCTCTTGGTTCGTTACAAATTAAATCCCCTGAATTTTCTGGTGCTTTTATATAATACACACCACTAAATAAACTATTAGGATGTATGTGTGGAGCATTGTATCCACCTGGTGGATTTAAGTTGGCCCACATATTACCTAGTATAGGTTCACGATCTAACCACTCTTCTTGCCATATGTCTTGCATCATTACAAACAATTCATCTACTAAAGGTTTGAATACAGGTATTTGATGCATTTCAGTTGTAGAGTGCCAACCATTACGATTTGTTTTTTTAACACCTTGATCGCGTCTAGACCACGCAACAATCTCATTAGCAAATAATTGATTATCTAGTTTTACATCTTTACCATATATAGTTGTCGGAAAAAATTGTTCTTTAATCATCTAAAAGGTTTACCTCCAAACCAACAAACCAAAGATTGTCTCATTCCTCTAGTTACTGGATTAACTCTATGATTTAAAAATGATGCAAATATAATTGCATGTCCTTGTTTAAGTTCTGCAAACTTACCTGGTGCCATTAATTCTAAATCACCACCTTCAAACTCTGATGGATCATTTAACAAAAGGGTCATTGATATTTTTCTTACAGGTGGTTCATGTTGCATGTTTACATCACAATCCATATGCCAATCATAAAAACCTCCTTCAGGGTATTCTGTAAACTGTGCATTTTCTGTAACTTGTATGTCACCAAACCCAAAATGATTTTCGTTTGCTTTTTGTATAAAGTTATTAAGATCACGATACATGTGTCCCATTTCTTTAAATGGTATCCACGATATTGTTGTTACTCTTTTCTTTGTATCTGTACCACCACCTGGTTTTCCCATACCCACTTGTGCAACTTGTGGTTTTTGTTTTCTGCCACATTCTATAATCTGTCGACATTGATTTGGTGTAAACAATGGTGTAGTTGTTTGAACTATCCAACTCTTCCATTTAGGTTCTGTGATGTGTCTATTTTCGTACATTAACTTACTCCTCTATTTCTAATTGGGTCATACTGCACATCCATATTTGCAGCTAGTGTTCTTCTATACCCTGGTCCATTAAAAGGATATACGCAATGTCTCATGTCATATGGAAAGATATAAAAATCTCGTTCTTTTATATCTGGTTGATAATCTATATTAGCAAACATACCCGAAGCTGAACCAAGTATTTGTAGTCTACCATTTTGTGGTGAGTCTGGTGATGAATATTCTACACCATAAGATTCTGGTAATTTTAAAATCATAACAGAAGACAACCCTGTAAACAATGTTCCTTGATGCACGTGCACTGGATTATACTCATGCTCAAACATAGTATTAACCCAAATAGAATTTAAGTGTAAATTGTATTCTCTAACCTTATTCCACTCTAAATAATGTTTAAATTTTGATTCAAACCACCCCAATACATTATTAGGTAAATGATTGTGTCTAGTCATCTTAGGACTATCTTCTCCATTAAAAAACAAACTATGTTCTTTTTCTATCTTACCCACCAATTGTTTATTAGCAGGTTTTAATTCAGGATATTTTGTTTCGTAAATATGATTGATTGTATTGTAAACATCTAAAGGCACCTGATATTTTAATACCGATTGACCTAAAAATATAAAATTAAAATCTGATGTGTCCATATTTCTGTCTAATCCTTTCTGGAATTTTATCTATATAAGGATTGTTTACCTTTCTAACTACTGATCTTATGTTATGCATATTCTTTCCTACGATAGTATCGTCATACTTCATACCATTAACTTCTACTTGTTGCAAGTTTTCAAACTTATGATTAAAATAAGGCAGTTCCATAAACTGATATACCTTACGAAACTCTTGTTCTGGTTGTGCAACTAAATCATCGTATTTTACAAAGTGACATATGTCTGGATAATTAAATGCATTCTTTATTGCTTCTAAATCTTTTGCAACAGCACCATCTTTATTCATTATCATACCTAATTTTTCTTCATCAGTTTGTAAATTAAATCTATTAACAAATGCGTCAGGGTTTTCTGTATACCATTTCATATAGCTAGCTAATACATCCATTAGATCTCTAAGTAATATTATACATTTAAAAGGTCGTTTAAAATGTTTTTGCATAACTTCAAAATTACCTGTTGTCATTACAGGACCTCTATCTATAATTATTTGTTGCGGCCAATCTTTGTAATAGTTGTCAAACACCGAGTCTAATATATTATTTAAAGACTTATGGTCTGGATAGTTTTGAAACACATCCGTTTGTTTAAGTAAAAACAAATCTTTCATTATCTCTAATGTAATAGAGTTAGGTGTGCACGCTATCTCTGGATTCTGATTCATAATACTTGCAAATAAAGTATTACCTGATCGAGGTTGTGCTACTAAAAAGAATAGTTGTTTATTTTTCTTTAGCTCCGAGGTCACTGGTTAATTGTTCTTTCTTGTTGTAAATCATTTCTCCTGATTTTTTAACTCTTTCTATAGTTTTTAATTGACCTAATACATTAAACACTTCTGGCTGACTTGAGCCTGATGTTAATGTCTCTGCTTTATTTTTCATAATGTGATGATATGATTCTAATTGATGGGTGTTAACATCTTTCGTATCAAACGTTCCATCATCAAACTCTTTCTTTAATGAAGACCAAAGTTTAATTTCTCTCATTCTGTCCCTAGCCACTAATTGCATGTTAGCTAAACCATATCTAGCCTCATCAAGATCTATCTTATATTTTTCTAATTTATATTCGTCTTGTTCTGTCTCAATCTTTTTTTCTAACCATTTAACTTTTGCTTCTTGTCTTCTACACTCAAAAGATAGACTCATTAAGTTTTCTAAAAATACATTCTGTTCTCTAACACACTGCCAATACTTTGCAGCTTTTGTTGGATACTTCATATCTTGAAGAACAGACATTCTCATTTCTGTTTCTGTTCTAAATACTTGTTTCTTGGTCCATGTGTCACGAAGCTCGGCTGTCATAGCCTTAAA